AAATTTTCAGAATCAAAAATTACTGCCGCCATTTTCCACCTGTTATACGTTATTTGTTTCCTTAACCCCAACTTTCTCAGGGTCAACAGGATTCACACCGTGGTCAATCTCTTTCAACTCATCAGAACGAGACTTAAATTCCTTTTCATCCTTCATAGGGATAATGCAGGGCAACCCACCATTTACACCTGTAAATGCGGCTTCTTTCCCGTGCATTTTGAGAATATTTTCCCAATCAGTCTTATCAATCTTGAACGCTACTGCGTTACCTCTGCCAATAAGAATCCCCTCCCTTTTAGAACGCAGAGCGTCATTAAGCCCCGGGAATACAATCGTTTTTGTTCCGCCGTCACTGCATGGAACATCATCGAATTTCAAACCGTGGGGGAGGGAAACCGCTAAAACAACTGTTTCAGCAGTTTTTGCCGCCGATTTTGTTTTTTCCGTTTCCTCAAAAGTTGTACCAACAACAGTACCTCCCTGAGCGAGTGTTGCACCCGTTTTTTTCGCAGGTCTTGCCATGTTCTTAATTCTCCGTGAATAAATAAAAAAGGGGACCTAAAAGTCCCCTGTTCTGGTCTAATTGACGCCTACACCCCAAGCATTGTTGCAACAAGGCTGGGTCTGCGAATGATGGAACCCCATGTGCCGCCTACAGCTTTCTGTTTAAACGAAGAAAGTTCAGGAACGACACGCCCAAGGAAGAGTTTTTCAGAATAAGCTGTTACGCCTGTCTGTACTCCCATCAATTCAGGAACCACCATGTAGAGCATTTCACCTGCTGCGGTACTGAGTTCGGGGAGCTGAACAATTTCCAGATTCGGGAATGACTGCTTTAGCATAGCCATAGCCGTAAGACCGAAGCTGTTAGGCTGAGTGAGATATGCGGCTCGTTTGTTGCTGATAGCTAAAACGATACGCATATTCTGATCAACCAGTCCTGCGTTCTTACCTGAAATCTCAATCCAAAGCTTGTTGATATCTTCGTAAACGAGATTAGCGGCGCCCTCTGGATTAGCGCCTACTTTTGCGGGCCACGTGGAGTTACTGTTTACAGATGTCGGAGTAATCGAAGCCGGAAGATTCGGATCGTTCAACAGACCGTAAATCTTCTTACCCTCCACGCCGTAAAGTGCGAACTTGTTATGCGCCATGGCAAGTACGTAAGCGGCGGCTTGCTGTTTAGCTCCCACGAGATTTAATTTCGCTTGAGCCGCTACTCCCGCTTCTCGATCACCGTATTTAATAACGGTTTCAAACAAGAAATTCTCGCGCGTCGGATATGCAAAATTCACATCCGATGAGACGTTTTCCGTGAAATCAGAATACGGAGTAACATCTCCCGCAAATTCTTCTACCGGGAAAGTGAAGAAGTTGTAGGTCCAATCGCCCTTGCGTTCCTCGCCAAAAATCTTAGAGGCATTCTGAGCACCGAATAAAATCGGAACAACATTCGGGTCAATAAATGTTGTGAAAACTGCGGGAACGCCAACGGATACAGGGGTCTGTAAAGCGGCATCTCGTGCGATTGAACGTTCTGCAGACGAGTAGTCAACTTTGATTTTTCCGTCTTTGTTGGAGCTAAACGGCATAAAGCCTTTTACCCCGATACCACCGATGCCCTTCTCTTGAGCTAGTTTGAAATCATCCATGTTATTTTCCTCAATTAGTTGCCTGCCGCGGTCGGAGTAATAGACAAGCCGTGGTTAGAAATAATGATGGTGTCATCCTTTGCACCGGCGGTACGAACTACCCAGCCTGTGTCATTAGCGACGCCGGCGGCTCCAAAAGTGATGTCCCCTGTAGTCGGATCACAGAGAACCGACTGGCCAACTGTGGCAGCCGCTGGAGCGACAATGTAGTAATCTCCACGCTCAGCAATCGTCAGCTCTGCACCTTCCGGATAGATGTCAGTATCTTCGTCATAAGACGGCAAAGATGCAGTGAAGGTACGTTCGACAATACCGATCACCTTATCGCCTGCGGCACCAGTTGCAGATGCGATAGGAAACTGAACTGCCGTTGTGCCGTCAGTAGCGTCTTTGGCAAAAGCGAAAGTTCCGCAAGCTACAGAGCCGTCACTAAGGTAGTTGTGCGGAGTGTATACCGCCTGATTAAATGCAACCTGCTGACCGGGAATGCCAATCGCAGGATAGAGATTTACTGTTTTTTGCAACATCTAAAAACTCCTATTAGTTAACTTTTTCAAGAATTTGCGTGAGTGCTGTACGAGACTCCTTCGGGGCAGAATCTCGCGCAGTGGACTTGGTAGAACCCTGACGGCCTGCGATATAAGCGCGGTAAGCGATACGGGCCTGAGAAGCACTTACGCCGCTAATTCCGAGTTTTTTCAAAGCCGCCATATAAACCTGACCTGCTGAGTCGTAAGCGCCCAAGCGAATAGCTCCTACAACCGGCTTAACTTCTTCAATCGCCGTCATTTCATCGATCAAAGCAGATTTAAGGGCTTTAAGGGAATCAGAGGCTCTCACTTTTTCTTCTACCTTTTCCTCGGTTTCTTCCACCTCTTCGCCGTCGTCCTCGGCTTCTTTAGCCGTGAACTTGTAGCCTTCTTTGAAAGCATCTTTAACCTCATCCGGTGCGTCATCAAGGCCACAGGACTTCAAGGCATCTTCAACTTCGTGCAAATAGCGTTCTTCGCCTTCTCGCTCATGGTCTCGATCAATGCGTTTAGGATCATCCTTTTCGCGTTTTTCGCCATAACGCACGCCTGCCTCAAAGCCCGACTTAAAAGTCGGGTCCTTCATCTTCTCGTCGAGTTCTTCGTCATCGTCTTCGGCTTCCCCCTTTTTCATTTCAGAATCAGGGGCTTCATCTCCTGTAGCCTTGGAATAAGCCAAATCGGACAATGTATCCTTCATTTTCTTAAGGTCTTCGTCGGACATTCCCTTGTCCTTGAGTTCGTCAAGAATTTTTGTAATCGCTGCTTCCTTGTCTTCATCGGAAGCGTCAACTACATTTCCGTTTTCATCCACCTTGTGAAGGTCGATAATCTTCTGGGCGAGATCAACTTCTTTCTGCTCGGTGCCAGCGTCTTTATTTTCAATATCTGCCATATTGATTTCCTTACCTGAGTCGCTAACCTTGACTGACGGGCCAGCTCGCCCATTCTCAACCAGCGCCAAATGGTTAGCTCTAATTTGACGCTGTATAAAATCGTATTTTTCCCCGTCGTCAGTAACCCCCGACTTAAATTCAGGAATATATGTGTACGCTAGGGACAGCTCCTTCATGCTTCCATCGTTTATTCGATTGATCGCGTCCTGATCGAAAATATGAAGAGAGTTCATTAAAAACGGGGCATTGAATGCCCCGTCTGTTCCAGTCGTTCCGACCCGAGTTTTTTTGTCTTCGGGTTCGCCTGCATCATCGTGATGCTCTAAGTGAATCGGAATGCCGTTAATAGATTTGATTGTTTCTGCTGAGGAAAGTTCTTCAGGTGGTCTATATGCGTGGTACATCCGTTCAGGGTCCAAGCCTTGCGCCTGCCAGCCGGAAATTTCACGACCTAAATAAGGCGCTACCTGTACACGTGTTAACGGAGAACGTTCAACGTGTAAAAACCCGTTAGCATCCACCGACCGCACGCTTACGGAATCGAACGCAATACTTCGATTATTTTTCTTCACTTCTTCGACCTCAAAGTCAATAAATTCATAGTCCGCTTTACTCTCTTTTTCATCGTGAGTTAAAATAGGAACACTAGCTTCTGACGTACCAGCTTGGATTTTGATTCCAGGTCTGGTCTCGAACCGTTCAGAAGCTAAATTCTTATCATGCGTTATGTCGGCCTTGTCTATTAGATAGTGCCTGAATGGATCATTTCCCGCATCCTTTGACATCTCTTTAGCGCATAGAGTGACTTTATATTTTTTACCTTGAATTTCTACCGTTTTGCTTGTGTAATGAAACTTCAAAACAGCTGAGTGGCCGTCACCGTCTTTTGATGAACCTATATACTGACCAGTCCTATAAACATCACCTATATACGGTAAGACAAGCATCTTATTGTCAGTAATCGCTCGACCTGTTTCCTTGGCTCCGTTAGTAGTAAAGACAATTTTCTTTGCGTCTGGCAATCCTCTAGGATTTTCTATTGCTTTAATACCATTGCAATAGTATTCCTTCATGTAGAGAGTCGCGACTTTAGAGGCAGACTTTCCCTGATATCTTTCCTTGTATGCGCTAAATGTGGGTAACTTATCTGGCCCAACACTCGTACCGGCGCCGCCTACAATTTCCCCTTCCTTAATCGCTATAGTCTGGTTGTTGTCGGTTTTTCTAAATTTGATATCTTCAGACATTATTAAATTCCTACTGAACTATCCAGCTATAAGCAAGCGCCACAGTAAGAATGAAGGCACAGATAGGGATCGTCCATCTAAACACACGGCCATAAAAAGAAAGTTCACTATCTTTCGTTTTCAGAAACCACATAATGAGTTCCTTTAAGTTTTCAGTTAGAATTTCCATATCGACCTACTTACTCTAGGTTGAAACTAAAAACCCCGCGAGTTCGTTCCTAGCGGGGTTTTATTTAAATTCTTTGTTTAGTCTTCGATAACGGGTCTAAAGGTACAGCGGCACCAATAAAGCTCACCCGGCATTATCTTTTTACCTACATCTTTGTCGTACAGCCCTTCATCGAGATTGAATGTTTTACCGTTCATCTCTATATGCGTAGGACGGCTGGAGTATTGGCCCGGTACGTGAATCCAAACGCCTTTTTTAATCCCCACTCCCTCACAGTTCTTTTGAAGAATTTGCTGACTGATTTTGACCGTCTGATCAATTGCAACCCGTCTAGCCCGTTGCTTCGTAAATCCTCGTGTCTGCTCTAAGGTTTCAACGATATGTGAGTAAGTATTCTTGCCTTCGTAGGCGTCCATAAAGGCAGCGCGGATATTAGCAATGTCGGATGAGTTAATACGCGTTATAAGACTGATTGTCTCTGTCGCCATCTTCGGAAGCTCAGAAAGCGTCTGAGGCGTAATAAAAAAGTGCTTTCGACTCTCTCTCATCGCATGGTCAATAGCACTTTTTGGAATACCTCCAGCCAGTAATGACGCCTTTTGTGAAACTGAAATATCGGCTGCTAAATTCCTCACGTACCAATCAGCAATCCGTTTTGTTTCCTGATCCGCCGTCCGCAGCCAACTCATCATGTTCCGTGCGATAAATTCATCGATGTTGCGCTTAAACAGTTCAGGGTCACGAAGAGCAAGCCGATTAATTTTCAGCTTAATCTTCCTCAGACGCTCCCGATCAAGCGGATCATCCGGACGAAACGTCAGCGAGGCGTCCTCAGCTAACAGTTGTTCTTGATCGATAAACAACAATATTTCATTTATGACACGGCGCCTAAACGAGTTGACGAATGTCAACAGCTTCTTCTCAAACTTTCGAGACATAGCCGGACTTGCGGAAATGCTGCGGGCCGTTTTCAATCAATCTCTCCAGATTTATCCACGTCATCTAAATGCGGCTTACCTTCTGGCGCCGGCGCTTCTCTATTCGCTAAAAACTCCTGCATAGGGCCGTTTGAAGCTGAAGGATCATCGGTTATCAAATCACCCTCAACTTCTTCCGGCAACTCATCGCTGATGAAATCTAATCCCGTTGACGGATCGCGTTTCACTGATTCTCGAACCTCTTCCGCACTGATGACGTTCCGATCCTGAAGAACGGCCAACATATCCACACGGGTTTTAGCGGTCATTGCAATAGCCGCGGCATCATCCTCGCCTAACTCGTTAAACATGAATGAGATTGAATCATCAATTTTCCCGAGCTCGACGAGCTGAATTATTTTTAAGCACGTCTGTATTGCGTCTCGATTGAGTTCCTGCTTCGCCTTGATATGGTCGTAATAGTTGCGGATATCACTCTGCCCCGTGGCGTTAAATCCGCTAGGGGAGATACCCAAGAGTTTGACCGCGGGAGTACGGTTAATACTCGCTATAAACTCTAGCGACTGGCGAATGATATCTGTTACTCCTGCAATAGTCGCAGTGATGTTTTGAACGTCTTCAGTCGCATCGCAAGCAAATACCGAATCGTTATCTCGATATCTCTGAAGCAGAGACATTTTCCCGTCTAGCTGCTCGATTCCTCCAACCTGAAACGCCTGAGCGAAATCCGTTTTAAAAACCAAGAGATTCAACTTGTCTAGGATGTTTACGCCTGCTTCACGGGCCTTATTCCAGTGCAATACGTAATCCCATAGGATTTGCGCCTGCGGAATTCCTAAGAAGTTGTATGCGGGCTTGAGCAACTGCGGGGGCTCGTTATCAACAAGGTGCAGAAGGCTAGATGTGTGTACCTTACGCCC